ACAGAAGAGTTTTATAAAGATAAATGGAAAAGAGACTTATTAATGTCTCGATGCAAAGAATGCGAAAAAAGATTACAAAGAGAAAGATACGAAAGAAACAAAGGAGTACCAGGTTACGATCCTAAGATAAAAGAATTAACCGCGCTTTGGTACAAGAGTTTAAGGGAAATAGAAAATGGATGATTTTTTAAAAGAAAATTACGCAGAAAGAATAAGAGAACACGCAAGAATAATAGAAGATGCTGAAGTAGAACTTTTTAAGGCCGAAGCTGAAGTTAAACATTTGCGAGCCAATCTGATGAGGCAAGCAGAGACGAAGGGTGTGCGCTCAATTTCTGGACAAGAGGTAATTGCTGACTCCACAAACGAATTGAAAAAGGCAAGAGAATACGTTGGTGTAATTAAAGGAAAATTAAGAGGAGAGATAATAAGGTTAAGCGCAACCACCACAGAAGTAGAGGTAGAGAAAACAAGACACGTCACAATGAGACACGAAATGAAAGCATACGGACATGGCACTTAAAGGCAGAACCCCAACAAAAGCAGAAAAGGACTGGATGAACAAAGTAGCAGAATTTGGATGTGTTGTTTGTTGGATGCACCACGGCATACCGCACTCGCCTTGTGAGATCCATCATATTGAAGGCAAAACCAAAGACGGGGCACATTTTTCTGTATTGGGATTGTGCATGAGGCATCACCGCGATCAATCAAACAGCCCCCTGTGGACGTCTAGGCACAAAAACAAAACAAGATTTGAAGAGCGATATGGAACAGAAAAGTATTTGCTGAAATACACCCAACAACTGTTATCTAATTAATGTGTTATTTAGCTATGCAAGAAGAATATAAAAAAGAATACGAGGCCATTGAAAAGCTTTTAAAAGAAAGCCATGAAGCGGTGCATGGGGCGGAAGATAAAACGGACGCCTTATTGAAGGAAAAGGCTCAAACCTACGGCCAGCCAGAAGATTTTTTTTCGCAACTAGCAACAGCGAAAGAAGCCATTACAGGTATACCGACAAGCCCAAGCAGAGAGGTGGGCTACATGATTTTGTTTAAAACAATAAGGTTTATTAACAATCCAAATTACCAGGACACGTTAGACGATATTGAAGGTTACGCAAGGATAGCAAAAAGATTTGCTCAAATAAACGAGGATAAAGAAATGAAAAAAGAATAATTGAAATTTGATCACATACACCATGCCAAGACGATGGGCGATGTGTTGGATCATCAAAAACGAATGGACTATTTAGAAACAATTCCTTCAGAACACAGAAATTTAGTATTTAATTTAATGCCAATATTTCTCTCCGTGACGATAGCGAATATAAATACAACTGAGGGTAGAAAAGAGGCTTTGGCATCAATACCAGAGGATCAAACTTTTGCAAGAAAAAGCAGTACGGTTAAAAGTTTTGTAAGAGCCAGAGTCACACATCTTTATAACGATCCTAGTTTGAAATATGCTAAACGCATTTAATTCTGACCTAGACATAGGGGTAGATATAGAGCGCGCTGTCTTGGAGCAAATACACAGGAAATTTCCGTGTGCTGTTCAGATCAACGGGAAGTTTAAGGGGTATGACATTTGGATTCCAGAAATTCATAAATCAGTCGAAGTGAAAAGCGATCAAAAATCGCAATACACAGGAAACTTTTTGATTGAATGCGAAATGTACGGGAAGCCAAGCGCACTACTTTCAACAACTGCTGATTATTGGGTTATTTATGACGGTAAAGAATACAGCTGGTACAGGCCAACAAAAATAATTGAGTGCGTCATTCGCACACAGCTAAAACCGGCACGCTTTACAAGCAGAGGAGATACAGAACAGAAACTTGCGTACCTTGTACCCGTAGAAAGTCTTAAAGGATTTAGGGAGGAAGGAATTAAATGACAACCATGGTTCTGTATTTAGAAAGCTACTTAGATAGCTGTTACAAAAGCTACATAAAAAGATGCAATAAAGAAAAGGTTAAAACAATAGTAAACAAGGAAGAATTTAGAATGATCTTAGAACACATATACGAACAAGAGGAAGAAGAAACATGCGAAGAATAGATGAAATAAAGAAAATGATGGAAGACAATAAAATGGATTATACGGCTGTTAAATATTTGCCCAACAACCCGACTGGGATGAAAGATTTTCCTAAAGGTTGGGTTTATAAAATACCAGGAGAAAAGGTTTGGAGGCTTCTGGGAAAAAACGCAGAAGAAGCCATAAGATATATAAAAAATAATACAGGAGAGCAAGATGCAAGATTATAAGGTTGTTTATATACACAGAGAAAAAGAGAAATGGATTCCAATAGAAGAAGCGCCGATGCACGAATCAAGCATGTACTTAATAACTGGTAAATATATAGACGGAGAAGAGTTTTTACATCCCATCAGTGAGAGCCCACAAAAAGCCTCTATAGCCTATGCTCGTTTTGGGGGTCATGTAGGTTATTACATGCCAGTTCCAACGCCACCAGCGCTAAATCAAGTTAGTTAATTTCTGAAGAACGCTTTCTGTAGTTAGATTGGTTATTACATTTACGGGAACAATAGACCTTAGTTTCGCGGTTAGCTATGAACTTGTTTCCACATTCATCACAAACCTTTGTTCTGTCGTCTTGAAATCTTAAGACCTTCTTCTTAAACATTTTATAGTTTTTACCGCTAAAGCCAATAACCTTTAAATCATTAATTAAACTAACCAATATTTTAGATTCCTTCCTTGTGAAATTAATTCCTGACAATGTAAATACTCCTTATTTTGGGGTTACTGGGCTATGGGTAGACTTCTAAACGTTCCACCACAGCCATCTATGGGCTTAAAGTTGCCTGATCTTTGGCACTTTTTTCGGTTTGGGGTGTTCGGACTCCATAATGGACTCGTAAAGCTCTTTTCTTATTTTAGGCATTAAGCCTTTAGGTAGCTTAGATTTAATCATCAGGTGGCTTTCCTTGGGCATCCAAGTCGTCCAGTTCCAAGCCTCATGTCTGATCTCTTCTTTCCAATCCCAAATAATTGACTGTTCGTAAAATTGAGATCTGAAATAAAAATCAGAATGATTGTTAATGAGATTAACGCAATGCTTCACTAAGTTATATCTTTGAAGAAAACAACCTTAGATAATTTGCTCATCCAATTTTTTTCCAATTTTTGATCAGCCAAAGCCCTTCTGTGTTTTTCAAATTCTAAGTTACCTTCTCTGCTTAATTCAATTTGTGTTTCTAGGCTAGTTGTAGGCATGTTGTCTCTCCTTAATTATTTGCTTTTGACATTCAATCTCATTCATCACGTCACAGTTAAATCGAAAGTGAGATTCAGCTTCCTCAAAAGAATTAAAAATTTGATAATCATTGCACCAATTTCGCAAAGCTCTAACGGCGGTAGGCAGTGGGTAGGCGGTGCATGATTCCGTGGTTAGTTCTGGCTTTGCTGGATCAAAGCTGTAGATGATTTGCCAGCCTTCTTTATGACCACAACTCAAAAACTCTTTAGCGTGATTTGAGTAGTTTTTATAACCAGGATCTGAAGTGCTGATCTTTTTAATATCTGCCTTGGCTATGTCTCTGCAATTTTGCAAGATGTCTTGTTCAGAGGCAAACCAGACATCAATAAATTTTTGTTCTGGGGTGCTGGTCTGCATTACTATTAATTGTTTTTCATTCATATATATACCTTTTTAATCTTATTAATTGTACCTTCTGGCAAATTTTTTTTATAGGGGTTTTTTGCTCTGTAGGTGTAGTTCCTCGAAACGTCTCTAGCGGTTAAATAGCCCTTACTTGCACACTGGAAACAAGGCATGGTTTTTTTAAATTTTCCCGATCCAGAACAGGCCTGACAGATTTTATTATTCATTGCTTTCCTCCTCTAATTGCCATTCTCCACACCAACCACAAGAATAATCAAATCCTTGTTTATACCATTCAGTAGGAAGTGCTTGAAAGGTTAATTCCCCTGTTTTGTTACATTTATTACATTTAAAATTAGATCCGTCATCTAAAGGATTACCAACTTTTAGTACATCTTTAATAGTGTAAGTGTTACTCATTATCATTCTCCTTTATTTCTATATTGTTAAAAGCACTATTAACACTATTACCATTAACGGCAATTTTGTTATAGCCTGATATTTCCAAAAATTGTTGTGCACCCAACTATTACTCATCTTCTTGCTCATGTTCGCTCTCCTGTTATTAATACCACGAAAGCCCCCAATTAAGGAGGCAAGACGAATGGAAGCGCTTGGGGTAGCGCTCCCATCCTAAAATTTAATTTTCCGCGCTTAGCCCCCGCGCATGTTTGTCCTGTACTGCCAGCCTGTTATAGATCAATCTTCCCTTAGTGATAAGCCTGTTAGCTTCATTGGGGCTTATATCAAAAAACTCAGCCGTTCTTTCTACTGTTAAGCGTTGCAGATAGTAAGTTTCATAAACGTCTAATGCGTGTGAATTTGGTCTTCTGTAGTTCATGCTTGTATTCTCCCGATCTTGTTAGCCTCAACGGCGTACTCTGCAAGGGTTTTGTTTGGCTCGAACCAGGCATCTCTTTCTATCGTTAAACCGAATGGCAACTTAAGAGATTCCAGCTCTTGAAGCGCAACATAGCCCAATTCCGGAAAGCCTAGGCCTAAGTCACAAAGCCCGAACAGAACACGATCCTCCTTGTCGTATTCAGTAATAAGCCAAGTACCAGAACCGCAAGGATTAAAAAGCTTTAAATAAGGCTTATCCTGTTCAGCGTTGCCAATGTTCTTCAATAGTTTGGCTTCTATCTCTTTGGTAATTAATTTCATTTGATTGCCTCCTTTACCTCATTTAAGAGATCTTCTATCTCATTATCTTTTTTGGTGCGTTCAATTAACGGGGTAAAAACAGAAAAATAATATGTGGCTTCGCTGTACCCGTCTGGGGTCTTTGCGGTCATGGATTCAGAAAGAAACCATTTCCCCTCTTTAAACAAATAAAGATACTCCATGAAAAGAGGATCAGCGTTATTAACGAAAGCCCGCTCTCCAGAATGCCTGTCTGTTTCGTCGTTGTTAACTCTGGCTTCATTGATCTCTTTAATGGTGGGGAATAGAGAAGACAAGTAGCCGTTATTAACTAAGCCTTCAGCTAGGATCTGAGAATTCCAACAATTCAACAAAATAGCCCCGTTATGGCTGGGGTAGCCGTCCATGTGGCAATACGTTGAAATGATGTCTCCCGCTACGTCTTGAAACGCTATTAAACTTCTAGTGCTCATTTTCTTACTCCGTTATTTACTAAGATAGAATCTATGTCGCCTGAGATCTCATCAAACTTATCTTGTGCTACTTGCGTATATCTTTCAGCACCTTCTGAATCTACAATTATGATTGGATCGGCGTCTATAAAGTCAGTCATTATTTCTTTGCCTCTTCTAATGACATATTTAAAAGTTATTCTTTTATTCTCATAATGAAAACAACTATAAAGACCATAAACCCAACCCGCGTTTGCTTCTGTTTTAACTGTTGTTTTGTCGTCAAAAGTAAATATATAACTGGGGTTTCCATTGATAGAACTTTTACCTCTTACGCATTCGATACAATCTCTAATGGCTATTTGATTACTCATTTGTATTCCCTCCCCTTGCTATCACAGAATGAATTTTGCATTCCTTCGATCTCGCCAAACTTTTTACAAGTTGAGGCTAGCCCTTCAAACTCGTTACAAACAATCTGCAAATTTGCGTGATCTAATTGGCAAAGAGAATTCCAAACAGCGTTGAGGCCAACTGTTAGGCTTTCCACTCTTGTATCTGCCAATCCTAAGCCAAGCAAGTAAGCTCTAAAGGAAGGGTTTTTGTTTCCGTCAAGGACGTAGGGAAGCCCCTGATAGTCTTCTCCAAACTCTTCATATAGGGGGGTTGTTAAATGGTCGTATTTTTTTAGATGATTTTGTTTCATTTTTATCGCTCCGATTATTAAAATTACAGGGTGTTACCCCATTGATCCGCCATGGCTTTCGCTAGCCCATGATGAAATTTGCTTCTTACCTTCCAGCGGTCAGTGCTGGGTGAGGCGTTATGAATATCGTGTCTGGCTGTCTCTTTTGTGAGCGCTCCAGTTCTGTTTAATTTGGGTAGGTTCTTGAGCCAGAGACAGGTTTGCTTTCTGGTGTTGTCTTCAGCGTCTACATGTTCTGCGTACTGGTACGGCTCAACTATTTGAGAAGCCTTCCAATTAAATTCTTTTTGTGAGTAGCGGGAGATCCTCCGCTTTGCGAAGTGGTGCATTATTGGGTTTTCCATTGCAATCTTTGGAACGTCTGCATTCCAGAGATCTGCGAACAGAGAAGCGCCCTCTTCTAGTTCCTTAAGAACCTTTCTCATCCATTGCTTTTCAGACATGCCAGCGCCTTTCTTTCTGGGTTTCTTTTTGAGGTGTTGCACTCCTGAATTACAAAGCCTTGTGCATGGAGGATGAGCCACCATTAACATATCCCAAGACTCATAAAAAAGAACATCCCTGACATCATCCTGTATGTGTCGGTTGGTCTGGGTATCGGCTGGCAATACATCACACGACCAAGCATCATGCCCCTGTTTTAAGAAGGCTTCTCTTACTATTCCGCTGGTTTCGCACGCTATCAATATTTTCAAAAGGTCGCTCCTCTCTTAATTATTGAGCTTATTAAGCTCTATTAATCTATAACGTTACGCTATTGGGGATTGTTTGTATATGTTTTTGTTCTTAATAATTTATTAATGATCTTGGTAGTTGTTTCTCTCCCGATCCTTAACCTTTGTAATATTCAACCATGCAACAGGAACACATCGAGCGAAGGCTTGAAAATGTAGAGACAGAATTGCGGGGCATTGCTCGCACTCTTTCCAGTCTTGCGCGCATAGAAGAAAAACTAAACAACGTTAATCATTACATCCTCGACCATGAAACCAGAATAAGAGCCCTTGAAGAATCAGAGGCCAAGGGCTCAGTTAATATCAAAATTGCTGAACGTGTTATCTGGATCGTATTGGCTGGGACTCTGGCATCGCTAAACTTAATCAATTAGCTTTACTTAACTATTTACACGGGGGCAGATTCAAACCCCGCAACCCACTAGAACAGAATAAAATTTGCAATTTTTGCGGGTTAACCCTCGCGCATTCTTCTTTTGATTATCTATATACAAGGGGTAAGAAGTATAAAAGAAATAGATGCAGGAAATGCAGAGCTAAGCAAGGCGAATGCTATAAGAAGTTCTTAAGGATAGCGCACACGAAACTGAAGCACGCCAGAAAGAAACAAGGCAAGGAATGGGATCTAACCCCAGAGATCTTATTTGAGATCTATGACGACCAGAAGGGGCTTTGTTACTTAACTGGTAAGAAGATGACTCACACGCTTGCAGAAGGTGTAAAAGATACGAACATCAGCATTGACCGAATAGATCCATTGAAGGGCTATGACAAAACCAATATCTCTCTCTGCTGTGTAAGGGCTAACCTGATGAAGCACACGTTAACAAATGCGCAACTAAACGACTGGACTGAAGCAATATGGCAACACCTACAGAACGACAAGAACTCTTTATAACTGAGTACGTTAAGACTAGAAACGGCTTTAGATCAGCGGTTAAAGCTGGGTACTCTGAGAACTCGGCACGGCAACAGGCTTCTCGCTTGCTTACGAAACAACACATTTTGAAACGTGTGGAAGAGGAAAGCGAACAAATACAAGCGCGTAACAACCTCAGCGCTGATTACATAGTCAATAAACTACGGCAAGAGGCTGAAGGGCTCACCAATGACGCCACGGCCAGCTCTAGGGTCAAAGCATTAGACCAGTTGGCTAAGATCGCGGGCGTTTACGCTCCCGTTAAGAGCGAAGTTGAGGCTAATATCCATCAAGAAGATGACTGGCTGGCTAACCTAGATCAAGAAGAAGAGTTTCATTAGATTGATTACACCTGGCTTTTTTAAATCGTGAGTAAAATTGAGCAGATCGGGAAGCGCGTGAAGCAAGATCTTCCCTTTTATGCGTCCAACTTCCTCAAGATCGTGGACAAGCAAGGAAACCGGATTCCCTTCCGCTTCAATCCGTCCCAGTTAGAGGTGCATAGACGCCTCCAGAAGCAATTAAAAGAAACAGGGAGGATAAGGGCGCTGGTGCTCAAGTCTCGCCAGCTGGGGATCTCTACCTACTCAGAAGCGCGTTTGTTCTGGCGGGCGGTAACAAACAAGAACGTTAACGCCGTGGTGATCTCGCATCTTAACAGCTCCTCTAAGGCTATCTTTGAGATGATCAGGCACTTCTACGACCATCTGCCTCATCAGGCCTTCAAGCCAGCTACTGGCCAGCTCACGCAAACGAGCATCAGCTTCGAGCAACTGAACAGCCAGTTCAGGGTACACACTGCGCGGACTGGTGACGTTGGAAGAGGTCAAACGAATAAGTATCTTCATTTATCAGAGGTCGCGTTCTTTCCGCAAAAGGCTGAGATTGTGGCTGGACTACTTCAAACAGTGCCACGTCTAGGATCGGAGGTGATACTCGAATCCACTGCCAATGGGGCGGGGGGATGGTTCTACGAGCAAGCACTAAAGGCAATCCATACTATGAATGGAGAGGCATCCACAGATTGGGAGCTAATATTCCTACCTTGGTCTGATCACTTTGAATATCAAGTACCCCCAGACCCCTATTTTGAACCCACCGAATATGAAGAGTACCTGACTGAAAAATTTGATTTGAAAAATTCCCAGCTAAATTTTCGCAGACTAAAAATTGCGGAGTTAGGAAGTGAGGATCTCTTCAAACAAGAGTACCCCCTCACCCCACAAGAAGCCTTCCTTTTTTCTGGGAGGACGTTTGTGGAGAGTACCTACATAGAAAATATTATAGAAGAGTGTTTCTCTCACGCTAAAGAGGGAGAGATACTGCCAGACACTACGTTCTCTGAAAAGGCTAAAGGCAGGTTCAGGGAATGGCGTGTATGTGAAGCCGACCAAAGGTATTGCATAGGAGTCGATGTAGCCGAAGGGCTAGAAGGTGGCGATTATTCATGCGCTCAAGTATTGGACGCAATGGGCAATCAAGTTGCTTGCTGGCACGGACACATTGATCCCTGGATGTTTGGTGACTTGTTGCGCGCATTGGGACTTATGTATAACAAAGCATGGGTGGTTGTTGAAAGAAACAATCATGGGCTTACAACCATAAGGCGAATGCAGGAACTGGGTTATCCAAACTTGTATATAGACAGACAGGTCGACAATGCTTACTCGGATAAGATGACAAAGAAGGCTGGGTTCTTAACCACAAGTAAGACCAAGCCTGTTTTGATAGATGGTTTAGCTACTCTGATTAGGCAAGGCGAGTCAGGGATAGTGTGTAGGGATTTGGTGTCCGAATTGAGGACGTATGTGTTAGACGATAAAGGTCATACCAACGCTCAACAAGGTTGCCATGATGACAGAGTTATGTCGTATGCACTGGCTTTATGGGGCTTACAGTCTATGCCCCGTAATAGACGTTACATACAGAAGCATGACTATGTGCCAATAGACGGAGTTATAGGTTATTAATGGATAAATGTTATTTAGGCTTATTTTGGAATTATGAAAAAAAAGAATTTGAAAGGTGGCGCGAGAAAAAAAAAATCGAACGACACTCGTAATACAAAAACTAAAGGTAAATATTAATGGCTATAAATAAAGAAGAGCAAGTTATGAACGTTCCTAGTATGGAACTATCAGAAGCTGGAATAGACTTAAAAGAAATAACCGAAAAAAAGAACCAAGACGCTGAAGAACAAAGCGCGGAACTGAGTTCCTTTGGCGCGAGATTAAAACATTTATACACTGAATATAAAGACAGTCGTTCTGAAATTGAAGACGAGTGGATAAAAGATTTAAGACAGTACATGGGTAAGTACGAACCCGATGTTTTGGCTAAACTAGAATCCCAAGGCAACCGCTCAAAAGTTTACGTTGGCTTAACACGCACAAAGGTTATGGCGGCTTACTCAAGAGTTATAGATTTAGTATTTCAGGCTGGTGAGCCTTTCTTTAGTTTAGAGCCAACACCCAACCCAGAGATAGATCCTATTAGACAAACAAGAATGCTTAACCAGGCCGTTGCTGAAATTATGGCTATATCGGGAGCAGAAGACGTTAGCGAAGTTGAGGATTTAATTCAACAGCGATCAATGGAGCTGCAACAAGAGATAAGAGATAACGCTAAAGACATTGCCCGTGAAAGTGCAAAATTAATGTCTTTGGAGATAGAAGACTTCTTGGTTGAACACAACACAGATGAAAAGATGAAAGACGCCATTCTTGAAATGTGTCTGTTTGGGTCTGGTGCAATGAAAGTAGGAACGATTAAAGTTGAAAGACAGTCTCATTGGAGACGAACACCAGAGGGGTATTCAATGATCGTGGAAGAGGACGTAGTTCCTGAAGTTGATTCAGTTTCTATTTTTGATCTGTACCCCGATCCTTACGCAACGTCTATGGATAATGCGGACGGCATCTTTAGAAGACACATTCTTACCAGAAAACAATTTAGCGATCTAAAGAACGTAATAGGCTTTGACAAAGAAAAAGTAAATCATTTACTCAAACAACACACAGACGGCAATCACAATGAAGCTCAACACGAAAAAGACAGACGCTCCATTTCTGGAGTTAACGAGTACGCTGAAAGCTCTCGCTTTGAAGTGGTGGAATATTGGGGTTGCATCAGCGGGCACGATTTAAAAGAGTGCGGAGTTGATTTGGGTAAGGACGCAAAAGAAGAAGACGAATACCAAGCTAACGTGTGGTTGTGTGACCACCACATTCTTAAAGCACAGCTTAATCCCATTATAGGTGGATATAAAAGCCCTTACTTAATAATTCCGTACGAAAGAAACCCTCACCAATTTTGGGGCGTAGGCGTTGCTCGTATGATGCGAGACTCACAACAAACCATGAACGCAGCTGTAAGAATATATTTAGACAACACAGCAATATCAAGCGCACCCATGGTGGAAGTGAACACAGATTTATTGGCGGCCGGTGAAGATCCAACGGACTTACATCCTTGGCGAATCTTTCTCAGGGAGGGGGGTGATGCTCAATTCCCAATGGTTCGTTTTTATCAACCTGCTAATAATGCTTCCTCCTTAAACAATATCATTGAATTGTTTAGACGTTTCGCAGACGAGACAACATCACTCCCCAGCTATACTCATGGTGACCAACAAAAGTCGATGAATCAAACGGCAACTGGCATGTCCATGTTAATGGGTGCAGCCAACGTAGCCCTAAAATCGACCATAAAGAACATAGACGAATACATGGTTAAACCCATGATTCAAAATTTGTATCATCACTACATGGAATGGAGTACCAACGAGGACGCCAAAGGCGATCTCAACACAGTGGCCAGAGGATCAACGGCACTGATACAAAAAGAAGTGCAAAGTCAAAGGCTGTTGCAATTTTTATCACTGGTTAGCAATCCTATTGATGCGTCAATGGTGGATCGCGGAGTCTTGTTAAGAGACATAGCCCAATCTTTAGACATTGATGCAGAAAAGGTGATTAAAACAGATGAGCAACTCCAGCAAGAACAACAACAACTATTACAACAAGCTCAATCCCAGCCAGGCGGTGGCGATCCTTCACTTACTGACTCAGCCAACATACCAGGAGGTGTTGAGCCTATTGGACTCCCGCTTGGAGCAATCAAGGGATCGTCTTGAGCAAGCCAAGACAGAAGAAGAATTTAGAACAGAGCAAGGAAGGATTTTGGAATTGAGATTCCTCCTTGGATTAGAACATACTGCGAGAGCGGTACATAAGGCGGTTCAGAGCCCCGAATAGGGACACCTCTGAACTTTTTATAAATAAATGTGGACACTCGTTTTAAACGACCCACAAGGAGTTAGCTAGTTTATGGCAACTAAAAACGATCCAGTACAACTGGAAAAAGAAGCAGATGAAGCGCTTGCGCGGATTATGGCTGAAGAAAGTTCATCTAAGGCGGTGGCGGAGGAATTAATTACTCCAGAAGCAGACGCTGAGGTTACTGAACCAGAAGCAGTTATAGAAGCACAAGACTCTCCCTCAGAGTTAGAGGACACAGAGACAGAGGCAGAAACAATGGAAGTTGAAGCAGAGGCGGTTGGGGAAACCGATGAAACTTCAAACGAAACCGTGGAAACCGAAGCATCAAATGTTGAGACTCCAGAAAAAACAAATGAGGATGGTCAGTTTGTGGATTCTGAAAAACTTGCAAATGAACGTATAAAAAACGCTCAGGCAAGAATGACTAAAGCAACTCAAGAAGCGGCAGATCTTAGACGTGAGAACGATGCGATAAAGAAACAGCTTCAAGAGTTATCAGACACAGTTGAGAGTGAAAAATCTTTGCAATCAAATGTTGAGTTAAATAATTTAAAAGAGGAATACCCTGAATTGGCTACTCCTTTGATAAATAAAATAGCCGCATTAGAAGCAAAGCTGACTCAAAGCACCTCTGACATGCAAGAAAACAATATGCAAAAAGAGCTCCGAGAGCATCAGCAAGCTATAAAAACTAAACACCCTGACGTGGATAATCTGACGGACTCAGATGATTTTCAAGGATGGTTAGAACGCCAAAGCCCAGTGTGGAAGCGAGTAGCTAAAGAAGGATCTTCTGCTGAAGTAATCAACTTATTGGATTCTTATAAATCAGAGATGGGTTTAACTGTAGAGCCATCAGAGACAAAAGAACAAAAGGTAGCCAGGGCAAAGATTAAAGCTGAGCCTAAATTACCAAAGGTTCGAGAGTCTCAATTAAAGGGCGTAACAAAAAAGGTTTGGACTAGGGAAGAAATAGGTTCTATGTCAATGAAAGATTTCGAGAAAAACGAAGCAGACATTGATAAGGCTTATTCCCAAGGAAGAATTCAATAATGTTACATATAGTTCATAAACAACAATTAAAGGTGTAATTAAATGGCAGCATTCCCAACAGCTGGCGCAAATTCCGCGGCTAATTTTATCTCTGAAGTTTGGAGTAAAAAATTACAAGCGAAATTTTATGCAAGCACGGTACTACCACAAGTTAGCAACACTGACTACGAAGGCGAAATCACAGGACAAGGTAACAAAGTTATCATTCGTACTGTTCCCGACGTAACCGTAGCTGACTACACAGGTACTATCTCGTATGCCGATTTAACCACTACCAAAGTTGAACTGAATATAGACAAAGCGAAGAGCTACGCATTTAAAGTAGATGATGTTGTAAAAGCACAAGGTAATTTCGATTACTGGAATGCTGCTGCACAAGATGCTGCTGAATCCATGCGTATAGCTGTTGAAACTGATGTGTTTACTAACATAGTCACAACATTTACCCCTACGGCGGTAGATGCAACTTCAACAACTAAAGCTAATATCCTTGAAAAGATATTAAATGCAGGTCAAACGCTTGACGAAGGAAACGTCCCAGAGACAGGAAGATTTATCATCCTTTCTCCGCAGTACGTTAATTTACTCAAGCAATCTGATCTGAAAGATGCCTCTTTAGCTGGTGACGGGACTTCCATTCTTAGAAATGGTCGCGTTGGCATGATCGACAGATTCACGGTTTACATGAGTAATAACTTACTCAAACCTGCTTCTGGAACAGATGCTAACAAGACTCATACTATTTATGGTCATCCTAAAGCCATGAGCTTTGCTTCTCAGTTCACCAACACAGAAACTGTAAGAATGGAAACATCCTTCGGTGACGGTGTTAGAGGCTTGAAAGTCTACGGTTACAAAACCGTAGTTCCGACAGCCGGTGGTGTGATTAAATTTAGCGTCTAGTTAGATAGTTAGTGTCGAACCCTTTGCAGGGTTTATTACTCAACTGCAACGGAGAGAGGTATATCCCCAGTGCGCTCTCTCACTTTTTTTTTAAACCATAATTGGAGAATGAAATTATTTATAGAAACTCCGCATGGTTTTCGCCATTTAGGCGATCTTGATGAAGATGGTTATTTTGAGCCGTCCATTGAGTTTGAGGATGTTGACCCTAATCAGGTCGCTATACCAATGTCAGATTATGACATGCGTACAGAGTCCGTATTAGAGTTAATGGGTTTTGTTCCCGAATTTAAAAAAACCCTACATTAGAGGAAAACAATGGCTACGGTAAAAGTGATAGACTTAATAGACAGAGCAGAAACGGTGCTGCAAGACACCAGCAATACGCGCTGGGCGCAAGCCGAACTGTTGAGTTATTTAAATGACGCACACAGAGAAATTGTTATGCAACGCCCCGATGCAAAAGTTGCAAACGCAACGTTGGGCTGTTCAGCTTCCAGCAAACAAGTATTGCCATCAGGCGCTTTACGTTTAATAGACGTAGTAAGAAACCTAAACGGCAAAGCCATCACTCAAATAGACAGAAAAGTTTTGGATGTCCAAAACCCTTCATGGCACACAGGATCAGGAAACACGGCCATTGAACATTTTATGTATAACCCCGCCGACCCCAAAGTATTTTACGTCTACCCAGTTCCAAAAAATACGGTGGAAATAGAAATAGCCTACAGCCAATCAACCACGGACATCGCAATTTCAAATTATTCTTCAGACACAGCCACCATCAGTTTAGACGACACCTACTCCAACGCCATATTGGACTACATGCTCTACAGAGCGTATCAAAAAGATTCAGATTTCGGTGGCAACATGCAAAAAGTGGCAACGCATTATCAGTCGTTTGCCAATTCTATAGGATTAAAAACCAGAGCCGATCTGGTGATCACCCCACAAGCGGACGAAACAAGATCAGGAATACAGGCGGTTTAAATGGCAAACATTAAATTTACAGACTTGGCATATTTGGTGCAATCAGAATTACCAGGCTGCCCTCTATTTGTAATAGAGAGAGCCATGCGAGAAACCGCAATAGATTTTTTTACAAAAACCGACATACACATACAAGAACTGGAAGAAGTGTTTACCGTTTCAGGTGAAAGCGAATACGATTTGAGCCCACCCACGGGTTCTGACATCAATCACGTTGTGGATGTTTTTAGAAACGCCAACACCAACAACGGTTCTTACACGCCCTTAACGGCAGTCACCATAACGGATTATTACCAGAAACAAGGCAGCGGCACTGCCTACTACTACACCATGACGGACAACGACACAATTTTGCTTGCCCCTACCCCTTCCGCCTCTGAAACACTTTACGTTTTATTTTCATTAAAGCCCTCACAAACGACGACTTCGATGAACAAGGGTATTGCTAATCGCAACGCAGAATTGTTGGCTCACGGCACGTTGTATCGTTTACAGATGATGCCTGAACAGGCTTGGTCTAATACAGGTTCAGCCGCGAACAACAAAACACTTTACGAGAAACAAATGGGCGATGCCATGCGTAAAGTTAAATACGGTTGGGCAGGCGCTGCCATGACCGCTTCTTACAAAAATTTTGAGACAGGATTTTAATTATGGCTTATTCAGACACAATTAATTTAGTCAAAGATGACACCGCACCCGTGCTAACAGTAACGCTAAAGGATTCCAATGAAGCAGCAACGGGTCAGGTACTTGATGCCGACAATGCTGCAACTTGGAAACCCATAGATTTGTCTGGTGCTACGGTGCAGATGTTTTTTAGGGCGTTAGGGTCAACCACGGTCAAAGACACAATTACAGGAGCGATAACAAATGCCACCAGTGGCGTTTGCTCGTTGAGTTGGAATTCTGCTTCTTTGGACACGGCTGGCACATACGAAGGTGAGATTCAAGTCACTTTAAGCTCAGGAAAAATACAAACCGTCTACGACAAAATTAAATTTAAAGTCAGGGCTGACTTTTAGGAGGCGCAATGGCTTTACGAGCTATTGTCAAAGTATCTGGAACTTCTTCCAGTGCTAACCAATTAAGCAACGGGTTAACCGCAGACTACTCAGTACAAAGTTTTCAAAGCAGCTTTGCGTTTGTTAATGCAAAAGGCAATTTTGCTTACGCCAACATTGTTGCCAGTTCCGTGATCACGGACTCCGACAGCAAACACCAATGGCTTGAAGACCAGTTTGCTTTAGGCGAAAACGTTGTTCTAAACGTAACCATACACAAAGCCGACACGTTTGATTTTTTAGACAGCGAGACGTATGTTTTTAGGAAGGGACTGACCGACACACCAACGCTTGCGGAAACCATCAGCAAGGCCGCGGGTAAAATTTTTACGGAAACGTACGCCATAACGGACGCCCCAAGCTTGGATTTTTCAAGACCCGTTACCTCCGAAGTTGATAATTTAACCGACTCAATAGCCCTTTCCCCCAACCTTGGAAAAACGGATAGTTTCTCTCACACCGATACAGTTGCATTATCTGCTACTAAGGGGCTTTCTGATAGTTTTTCTATGGGATCTTCCCTAGCCAGAACGGTTGCATATAATTTGTCTCGTTCTGACGCTTTCACTCTCGATGATGTCTTTAGTGGAATGGGTGTAGGGGTAAATAAAACCAATGTGTTTAATTTCTCCGACACCGCTGTATTCGCTACAGCAAAAGTGTTTTCGGACACGCAAAGTATGGCAGAAAGCCTTGCGCTTTTCCCTAACCTTGTAAAGACGGAAAGCTTGCCTATCACCGATAGCGCCAGCGTTCTGTTTATTCCAGGCTCTCAGGGAATGTTCAATGCCTTTGCTTTTAATGGAACAACTCTAAACGGGTAATAATAAATGAAAGATGGTTTAAAAATGAAGGGTCGCCTTCAAATTGCTTTAAACAATAAAGTGGTGCGCGATATAGATAACTTAGTCGTTACGGCAGGTAAGGACTTTGTGGCTTCAAGAATGAAGGGCACAAGTTCAAGCGTGATGTCTCACATGGGCGTGGGAACAGGCACAACGGCAGCGGCAGCTGGACAAACTACTTTGGTAACGGAAGTCGACAGAAATGCCATTGATTCAACGGGCGGTTCTGGGGCTAACGTTATTTACACGGCCACCTGGGCAGCGGGAGATGGCACGGGTGCATTAACCGAAGCGGGCATGTTTAACGGCGCTTCTGGATCAACCATGTTGTGTCGTACGGTGTTTTCTGTGGTTAATAAAGGCGCTTCAGATTCTATGACAATAACTTGGACTGTAACTGTAAGTTAATAAAGGAGTAACTAAGTGGGCGTAAAATTTACCAATAACGCCAAAACTACTCTAACTGCAAGTTTAAGCAACAGCGCTACCAGCGCATCAGTAACAAGTAGTTCTGGCTTTCCTTCACTAAGCGGGAGTGATTATTTTTACGCCACGCTGGCTGAAGTATTAGACGACACAACGCTAGAAATAGTAAAAGTAACCGCCGTCTCTGGTACAACGTGGACAATTTCAAGGGCTCAAGACAACACCACGGCTCGTTCTTATTCCTCTGGGGATAAAATTGAACTGCGAGCGTCCGCGGGTTTATTCACCGACTTACTCAACGAGAAAGCCACCGTAGCCAACCCAACTTTTACGGGCAACATAACCATCGGCAGCGCTGCAATAAGCGAAACCGAATTGGAGATCCTAGACGGCGCAACCGTCACCACCGATGAACTCAACAAACTGGACGGCACAACCGCCACTCCCGCCTCTTTAACGTACGGCAAAGATTTATACGATTCAGATGTAACCGCCGCGGAATTTGATTATTTAGACGGGGTAACGTCCAACATACAAACCCAAATATCGACCAAAATAACCAGCCCTTCTGGATTTGCCAGAGGCAGCGTGGTGGTTGGTAATTCCAGTGGCGCTCCAGCAAACTTGGGCGTGGGCGCTGACGGCTACGTTTTAAAATCAGACGGAACGGACGTGGCATGGGCGGAAGACGAAAAAACCACCACCACCAATTTTGTTAAAAATGCTTTTACTGGCGACAACACCACAACGGCATTTACGTTATCACAATCACCCAACAGCGAAGACAATTTAATTGTATTCATAGAAGGAATTTTTCAAAATCAAGGCGATTACGCGCTTAGTGGAACAACGTTAACGCTTGATGAAGCGCCAGCCACGGGCAGAAAAATTGTCGTGTATCACGTTAAAGCCGCCGTCTCAGGAGCAAACTTAAACCACGATCAATTCACGGCTTCGGGCAGCGCAGCATTCACTTTATCCATAACGCCAATAAACGAAAACAACACGCAAGTATTCATAGACGGTGTGTATCAACAAAAAACCGATTATTCAGTATCGGGCACTACTTTAACTTTTGATACAGCCCCTACCAGCAGCGCAATCGTAGAGGTAATGACTTTTACGCAAACGGAGATTAACGTACCCACCACGGGCTCAGTGGTTTCAGCCTCCATTGCCAGTGACGTGGCGTTAGCGGGCAACCCGACCACCAGCACGCAATCAGCAGGCAACACCACCACCAGAATCGCCACCACGGCGTTTGTGGAAACGGCAGTCAGCAATCTCATAGCTTCCGCTCCAGGCACTATGGACACGCTAAACGAAATAGCAGCAGCGCTTAATGATGACCCTGCTTTTACCACCACGGTTAACAATGCCATCGCCACCAAAATGCCACTGGCGGGTGGAACGATGAGCGGCGCTATTGTGATGGGAACGTCCAAAATAACAGGCCTAGGAGATCCCACGGCAAATCAAGACGCTGCAACAAAAACTTACGTTGACACTCAAAGAGACACCAGACTGCCATTAGCGGGCGGAACAATGACTGGGGCTATTACAGGAAATTTAACAGGTAACGTTACAGGTAATGCCAGTGGTACTGCACTAACGGTAACTCAAGCAGCTCAAACAGCAATTACAAGTGTAGGAACATTAACTTCTTTAAATGTAAGTGGAGAAGTAGATATTGCTGATGGTGAATGGTTAGACTTTGGTAATGGTGGATTAAAAATAAGAACTAATTCAAATAATGCTTATATTACAGAAGCTACTTCTGGAAAATTAGCTATACAGGGACAAAACATAGAATTAGCTAATTCAGCAGGGAGCGAAACATTTGCTTATTTTGCTGCTGATGGAGCAGCTACTCTTTACCACAACAACGCAGCCAAATTAGCCACCACCGCCACAGGCATAGACGTTACTGGCACAGCCACGACGGATGGGCTTACTTCCACCACTAGTGCTTCCATGACACAGCTTACCGTCAACGGTACAGGTGCTATAGAAAGTGGAATAAACTTTGCTAATGGCGGTACGACATACGGTCAAATCTATTTTAACAACGCTTCCCCTTATGACATGAGCGTTATGCAACAGTATTCATCTGGTTCGCTTATCTTCGGCACTAACGACACAGAACGCATGCGCATAGACTCCAGCGGTAATGTGGGTATCGGTAATAATAGCTATGGCTCTAGTTTAGGTCAACTGCGTGTCATAAATGATGCCGCCTCTGCTCCCGCCTCTTTATCTTTGTTTGGCTATAACAATATCGCTAACAATGCAGAGTACGCTAAACTTGAATTTGCAATGCAAGAAAGTGGCACTGGCGGTCAAGTACACGCAAAAATATCAGGTCTTGCCAGCGGAACATCTGAAAACGCGGCTCACCTAGCATTTTATACATCTGCTGGTAGTTTAACAGAACGCATGCGCATCGACGCATCGGGAACTACTATATTCACTAATGCTGATGGTGCGACTAATTTAGGTCGTATTCAATTTAGTACACAAGCCGCAACTTATCAAATGGTAGGCGGCAATAACATAGGCTACCTCGGCTATAAAA